TTTTTCAGGTTTAACAGCAAAAATGAAATTTACGGAGTGGAAAAGATGTTGACGCAAACTGTGACTGTACAAGAAGATCCTGATACTAAAGAATTGATGTTACCTCTTACTGATGAAATGCTGGCTGAATTGGGTTGGCAAATCGGTGATACTTTAGAATGGTTGGATAAAAAAGATGGATCTTGGATGATCAAAAAGAAATCCCCGGAAACAGAATTTGTTCTTGTTGAGTGTATTTCTACATTTCGTCAAAGGTATATGGTTGAAGTACCAAAAGGCAAATCCGAATGGGCGCTTGATACTGTAACAATGAATGAAGCTACAGAATTTAGCCAAAAACATCTCGGTGAGCAAGTTATTAGTTATCGAGTTGCAAATAAAGATGAGGTTTTAGAATTGTGCGATAAAGACAATGACTATGCCAAATCATGGAATGATGAACATAAATTTAATACTTTTGTAACATCCTGGAAAGAAGAATGAAAGTTTACATAAACAATTACAAAGGTCACTGGCTATCTCCATATACAATTATGGAGAAAGTTCTTTTCTGGAAGAAGTGGACCGATCCAAAATTTGATTTATACGATGATGAGAATAAGCACTATACCGATTGGTTGGTAAAACCAATGACATTGGTACAAAAGTTTCTTGATATCGTTGATCCCAAAATTAATTATGTAAAAATTGATCGTTGGGACACTTGGTCTATGGATCACACGTTGGCATATATTATTTTACCAATGCTAAAACAACTTAAAAAAGATAAACATGGCGCACCTTTTGTTGATGATATTGATGTGCCAGAAGAATTGAGAAGCACTTCTGCTCCTCCCAAAGAAAATGAATGGGATACAGATGCTAACCATTTTGCACGGTGGGATTGGGTAATGGATGAAATGATTTTTGCATTTGAATGTAAAAATGATGATCATGCAGATGATAAATTTCAGTCAGGTGTACACGATATTAAGTGGGTACCGGTGGACAGAGACGGCAATGAAGTGCCAAAAGGCGATCATAAGTTTTTCAAAATGGATAAAGGCCCCAAGGATACTTTCAAGTGTGACTATGAAGGCATGAAAGCCCAGCACGATAAAATGAAAAATGGTTTTAGATTGTTTGGTAAATACTACGAAGGATTGTGGGATTAAATGAATAACGATAAACAAGCATTTGATACTTGGATATTTGATAATTTCAAATTAAGAGAAATGCCAAATGATGAAATTAGAAAACTTTTATTGGAAGCGTGGCAAGCTGCAATAAAATATGAGCAGGACAAACCTTTTAGAACATATAGATGGGATGGTGTTTTGCGGTGAAAGTTGAAATTATATCATACTCACAACCTGCAGAATATTTTGCAGAAAATATGACGGAACTCGTAGCATTTTGTGCTAGAGTTTCTAATCCATCTAATCAAAGTAATAAAGATACTTCTCAAAAATTAATTAAATATCTTATTTCTAATAAGCATTGGTCTCCTTTAGAAATGGTACATCTTACCCTTGAAATTGAGACAACAAGAGATATTGCAAGACAAATGTTGCGACATAGATCATTTTCCTTTCAGGAATTTAGTCAACGATATGCTGATCCCACAAAAGATTTGGATTTTGTTATTCGTAAAGCTCGTCTTCAAGATACAAAAAATAGACAAAATTCTATTGAATTGGATATGCAAAATAATCGAGACCATAGAGAAATAAATAGATGGTGGGAAGAGGAACAGCATAAAATTGTTAAGATGGCTAGAGAAACATATCAAGCAGCGATTGGTATGGGTATTGCTAAGGAACAAGCCAGAGCAGTATTACCTGAGGGTTTAACTGTAAGTAAACTTTATATGGCGGGAACTCTTCGTAGTTGGATACATTATATTCAATTGCGTTCAGAAAATGGCACACAAAAAGAACACATTGAAGTTGCAAAAGCCTGCGCTTTGGTGATTTCCAAGGTTTTTCCTCTTACTAAAGATATGGGAATAGATATATAAAGTATGTGGATACTTTCATTTTTGCCTGAATGGGCTTTTCATCTAATGCTGGGAATCGGTGTACTGGGAACAGTCGCCGGATTCGTACTAGGTATGATACCATTTATAAAGCAATATGTTATTTCTATACGAATAATTAGTTTGTTTATTCTTATACTAGCAGTGTATTTAGAAGGCGGATTAGCTGACAATAAAATATGGGAAGCTCGTGTTAAAGAAATGGAAGTTAAAGTTGCAAAAGCAGAAGCTGAATCAGCAAAAGAAAATGTCAAAATCGTAGAAAAAATTGTTCGTAAAACACAAATAGTTAGAATTCGCGGTGAAGATATTATTAAATATGTTGAGAAAGAAGTTGTAAAATACGATGAAAAGTTTGCAACAGGCGGGCAATGTGAACTACCTAAAGAATTTATCAAAGCAATAAATGATGCAGCCGAGGAACCTAAGTGAATAAATACCTATCTATAATTTGTATTATTCTAATGGGATGCTCTACTACTGTTCCTATTACAGCAAAATTTCCAGAAGCACCAGAAAGTCTAATGGAAAAATGTCCTCCATTAGAAAAATTAGAAAATGACGCAAAGTTAAGCGACATCGCAAAAAGTATAACTAATAATTATACTAAATATTATGAATGTTCCACTAAGCATAGTGGTTGGATTGAGTGGTATCAAAAGCAAAAAAATATTTTTGAATCAGTTAAATAACTAAAATAAAAAAGGTTGGTAAAGATGACCAAAGATGTAGTCCATGGGATTAATGTCGATTATACTAGAGACAGTTTATTTGATGAATTAGGATTGAAAAGATTAAAAGAAAGTTATATGAAGGAAGAGGAACATTCTCCTCAAGAAAGATTCGCATTTGTTTCTAAACAATTTGGAAGCAATAAAGAACACGCACAACGATTATATGATTACAGTTCTAACCATTGGTTATCTTATAGTACTCCCATTCTCAGTTTTGGGAGAAGTAAACGCGGTCTACCCATTAGTTGTTTCTTGCCTTATCTTGATGACAGTGCTGAAGGATTAGTTAATACTTTGGCTGAAGTAAATTGGCTCAGTATGTTGGGCGGAGGAGTAGGAATTGGTATTGGAATACGGTCTGCTGACGATAAGTCTGTTGGTGTTTTGCCTCATCTTCGCACATACGATGCCTCATCGTTGGCATATCGTCAAGGACGTACTAGAAGAGGTTCTTATGCTGCTTACCTCGATATATCTCATCCTGATATTCTTATATTTTTGGAGATGAGAAAACCCACAGGTGATCCCAATATGAGAGCGCTAAATTTGCATCACGGTATTAATATTACTGATAGTTTTATGCAACTTATAGAACGTTGTATGTTGGATAAAGATGCGGATGATACCTGGGAATTAAAAGATCCTCATTCCGGCGAAGTACGAGATACTGTTCCTGCTAGAGAATTGTGGCAACGTATTCTCGAAATGAGAATGCAAACAGGCGAACCCTATTTGCATTTTATTGATACAAGCAATAAACATATGCCCGAGTTTCAAAAGAAACTTGGTCTAAGTATTAAACAATCCAATTTATGTTCTGAAATTATTTTACCTACAGATAAAAATAGAACAGCTGTTTGTTGTTTATCTTCTTTAAATTTAGAGTACTATGATGAGTGGAAGAATCACCCTACCTTCCTTCGTGATGTTGCTGAAATGCTTGACAATGTTCTTCAGTATTTTATTGATAATGCGCCTGCTGCCATTAAGCGTGCAAAATTCTCAGCCATGCGTGAAAGAAGCATCGGTGTCGGTGCTCTTGGATGGCACGCCTATTTGCAAAAGAACAATATCCCATGGGAATCAGCGCAGGCTGTAGGTCGTAATCATCAGATCTTTAAACACATACAAGGAAAACTAGATGAGGCAAATTTACAACTTGGTTCAGAAAGAGGTGAGGCTCCCGATTGTGCTGGTACTGGTCGTAGGTTTGCACACACCATGGCTATTGCTCCTAATGCAAGTTCTAGTATTATCATGGGGAATACTTCTCCTAGTATTGAGCCTCTCCGAGCCAATGCTTATAGACAAGACACACTAAGCGGATCCATGCTCAATAAAAATAAATGGTTTGATAAAGTTATTCAAGATCATTTGTCCGGAGATAGAGGAACAGTATCACAGAATGATTATAATGACATTTGGTCTTCAATCATTGCCAATGACGGCTCAGTCCAACATCTCGATTGGATGGATGATTGGACAAAAGATGTATTTAAAACATCTATGGAAATAGATCAACGCTGGTTAATTCAACACGCTGCAGATCGCCAACAATATATAGATCAAGCACAGTCTGTTAATCTATTCTTTAGACCAGATTCAAATATTAAATATCTACATGCTGTGCATTTTATGGCATGGAAGATGGGATTGAAAACACTTTATTATTGCCGCTCTGAAAAGATTGGTAAAGCTGATAAAGTTTCTAAAAAGATTGAGCGCGAAGTTATCAAAGAACTTGATATGAAGGCTATGATTGATGGCGACGCTTGTTTAGCTTGCGAAGGATAATATGGCATATTCAGAAAAGGTAATTGACCACTACGAAAATCCCCGTAATGTAGGTAAGTTTGATGCTGATGAACCCGGTGTTGGTACTGGTATGGTTGGCGCTCCTGCCTGTGGGGACGTAATGAAGTTGCAGATTAAAGTTGAAGATGGTATTATTATAGATGCTCGGTTTAAAACATATGGGTGTGGTTCAGCAATTGCAAGTAGTTCCTTGGTTACAGAATGGGTTAAGGGCAAAACATTGGAGCAGGCATCAACCATTAACAATTCAGCTATAGCTGAAGAGTTAGCTCTCCCGCCAGTTAAAATACACTGCTCTATTTTAGCAGAGGATGCCATAAAAGCTGCGATAGAAAACTATAAAGAAAAACTAAAATGCTAACAATTACAGAATCTGCTAAAACAAAAATTCTAGATCTTTTTACAGAAGAAGGCAATCCCGACCTATGTTTGAGAACATTCGTACAGGGTGGCGGATGTAGTGGAATGAGTTATGGTTTTACATTCGATGAGGTGATGAATGAAGACGATTTTGAAATACCTCTTGAACAAACTAAAATACTGATAGATGTCATGAGCATGCAATATTTAACAGGAGCAACAGTGGATTATAAAGAAGATATACAAGGTTCGCAGTTTGTTATAACTAATCCAAATGCCCAATCCACATGTGGTTGCGGAAGTTCATTTTCAGTTTAGGATATTATAAGGAGTATTCATGGCACACATACTAACCAAGTTAATAACTCCATTATGCGTTATATTAGCCGCAGTATCTTACTATATTCCAAGTCATTGCGGCGGATTTCACTTAGAGATGCCGTTAATGTGGTTAGTAATGGCACTAGCCCATGTACGGCCTTGGATAGAAAGAAATTAAAATGAGTTTTTTAGTAGCAAATTTACCACCAGTAAAATGTTTTGTTCGCAGAGAATTTCTCTACGACTTTCAAAAAGGTCATGGTGAACTTGAACCCTGTTGGTGGGTAAGTTTAAAATCTTTACGAGGACAGGCATTTCGTATAGAATCTTATTTAAATGAATACGGTGCATTATATGACAAATTACCATTACATGCGTATTGTTGGAAACCGATTGAAGGTGAACCTCTTCCTTTGGATTATCTTCAGCTGTGGGATTGTTTATCATACGATATAACTGTTATAAAAAAAGCACAACTCCAATCAATGAGGTGTAAATTTAAATTAAAGAATGGAGATTGGCAATATGGTGTTTATCTTTTTACAGTTGATAGTGCTCATCCTGATTTTAACACACTTGATACAGGGTTTAGCGAAGATGTCGAGGACCACAAGTCTTATAATTTCATTCAGTGTGATAATGGGCAGTTTGCTGCTCAGCCAAATAATCGCTTAATTATATTAGAACCAAGCAGTAATCCAAAAGAATTAAAACAACCAGATTTCAGAGTTGCAACAAAACGATGGTCTGTAGAAACAGATGCCAAATGGGCTCTGGGAAAAACTAACACAGTAATGTATGAGGAATAAAAATGACAGAACAATTTTTACACGAACGATATATACAGTATAAATGTAAATGTGCTTGCGAACAGCATTGCGGACACAGTTGTTTAACTGAAGATTGCGATTGCACAGAGTGTAATTGTAAACAATGCCAGGATAAAGATAAAAATAAAAACATACAAAAAGGATACAACTAAAATGTTAGAAACACTACTTTGGGTATTAATAGGTGCATTTATTGGTTGGAACTTTCCGCAACCATCTTATGCCAAAACATTTCAGGAAAAATATCTACAAAAATATATTGATAAATTGAAAGTAGTTTTATTCTTTTGGAAATAAATGATTACTTTAACCGATTTAGCTCGTGAAAAAGTTAAAGACGCCCTTAAAAAAAGAAATAAGGGGGTTGGGATAAGAATAGGTGTAAAGACCACAGGTTGCAGTGGATTTGCATATGTAATGGAGTATGTAGATAATGATATATTTGATCCTTCGGAGGAAAGAATAATACTTCAAGATTTTATTGTCAAAGTATATACTAAGGATTTGGTGTATATTAGAGGAACAATAATGGATTGGAAAAAGAATGGTTTAAACGAGGGATTCGATTTTAGTAATCCCAACGAACGAGATAGATGCGGTTGCGGGGAGAGTTTCAGAGTATGAAAAGAATAATAAGATTTACTGCTTCATGGTGTAGTCCATGTAAAGCCCTGGCAAAAAATTTAGAAGAAGCAAATCTGGGATTACCTATAGAAGTAATTGATATAGATATACACTCAGACGTTGCTCAAGAATATGGAATACGTAGTGTTCCTGTTTTAATATTAAAAGAAGAGAATGTTGAAAGTAAAAGATTAGTTGGTCTTAAATCGGCAAAAGAATTAAAGGAATGGATAGAAGCATGATTAAAAAAATTACAAATAGATTAACAGATAATAGAAATTCATTTAAACCATTTCATTATCCATGGGCATATGACGCATGGTTAAAGCATGAACAGAGTCATTGGCTTCATACAGAGGTACCAATGCTTGAGGATGTTAAAGATTGGAAAAAGAAACTAACAACGGAAGAAAAACAATTCCTTACACACATCTTTAGATTTTTTACTCAAGGCGATATTGACGTTGCTGGTGGATATGTTAATAACTACTTACCATATTTTCCCCAGCCAGAGGTTCGTATGATGCTATTGGGGTTTTCGGCAAGAGAAGCACTACATATTGCAGCATATAGTCATTTGATTGAGACGTTAGGTTTACCCAAAACAACATACAATCAATTCCTTGAGTATCAGGAAATGAGAGACAAACATGATTATTTGTTAGAGTTATCCTCACAAAATAGTACATTGGAGTCTACAGCAACACACATTGCCGCCTTTTCCGCCTTCACGGAAGGTATGCAGTTGTTTAGTTCTTTTATTATGTTATTGAATTTTCCCCGTCATGGTAAGATGAAAGGCATGGGACAAATTGTCACATGGTCTATTGTTGATGAAACACAACATGCAGAAGGAATGATTAAATTATTCCGTACTTACATAGAAGAAAATAAGGAGATATGGAATGATTCTCTCAAAGAAAAGATCTACTCGATTGCGGAGAAGATGGTTAGTTTGGAAGATAAGTTTATTGAATTGTCTTTCAAATCTGGCGCAATACAGGGCTTAGAAGAAAACGATGTAAAAGAATATATTCGTTATATTGCAGACAGACGCTTGATTAGTTTGGGTCTAAAAGGAATCTTTAAGCGTAAAAAGAATCCTTTGCCTTGGGTTGAAGAAATGATTAATGCTCCAATTCATACTAATTTCTTTGAAAACAGATCTACCGATTATGCCAAAGCAGCATCAACAGGTAGTTGGGATGAGGTGTGGGGTAAGGCTGCATGACGGAACAACCTATATCATTTATAAATAAACGAAGAGATATTTGTAATACTTGCGAGCATAAGAAAATAATTATAGGCGCAAGATTTTGTGGATTATGTGGGTGTGCAGTATGGGGCAAGACACAATTAAAGAATGAAAAATGTCCAGCAGGAAAATGGGATGCCGAACAAAATTGATATAGCGCATATGAATGCGGCAGAAGGATATGCAAAATTATCCTATGCAAAAAGATTGAAAGTTGGAGCTATTATAACTAAAGATGATAGAGTAATTTCTATTGGTTATAATGGTACACCTGCAGGCTGGGATAATGATTGTGAAGATGTAATACGAGAAACATTCACATATGTTATAGATAAGGGCGGCGAAGAATACGAAGGGGCAACCGTTAGTTTAAAAACTAAACCCGAAGTTATACACGCCGAATCAAATGCTATAGGCAAATTGGCTCGCTCGTCGGAATCGGGCGACGGTGCAACAATGTATATTACCCACGCTCCATGTTTTGATTGTGCAAAATTAATACATGTAGCAGGCATTAAAAAAGTATTTTATCGAGAAGCATATAGAAGTACTGAGGGTATAGAATTTTTAAATAAGAGTAATATTGAAGTGGAGAAAATATGAGCAAAGTATACGCAAAAAGAGTGGGCATTACTTGTTCCACATTTGATTTATTTCATGCTGGCCATGTTGTCATGCTTGAAGAATCAAAAAGGCAATGTGATTATCTAATAGCAGCAATACAATTAGATCCGACATTGGATAGAGCAAGTAAAAATAAACCTGTACAATCAATTATTGAAAGACAAATACAAGTATCAGCTTGCAGGCATGTCGACGAAATAATTGTTTATTCTACGGAAAAAGAACTCGAAGATATCTTTATGGCTATGCCAATTGATGTTCGTATTCTTGGAGAAGAATATAAAGATAAGGAATTCACTGGCAAAGAAATTTGTCAGCGAAGAGGAATCGAATTACACTATAATAAAAGAGATCATTTCTTCAGTTCATCTGATCTACGATTACGTGTATATGAAGCAGAAGCAAAAAAGAGAGGAGTAGCAGAATGGCAAGGAAACAGCATCACGAATGTGTCGAGTGTGAAGCAGTCTTTAAGATAAATTACGATCTTGACGAGAAATATTATAAGGTAGAGTTTTGCCCATTTTGTGGCTCTTCGATGGATGAGGATCAAACAGATGAGCAATACGCAGACCTCGATAACGAAGACGAAGACTTGTCCTAAATGCGGCACAGGTCACAGTAAACCCGGGAAGTTTTGTTCTCGGGTTTGCGCCAATTCCAGACAATGGACCGAGGAACAAAAACAAGTATTCTCAGAAAAGCAAACGGAATATATGGCTCGAGACGAGTCAGAATATCACCGCTACAAAAAATCAATACAAACCTCAATGCTGCTCAAAACTGGTACTATGGGCAATGGTCTTGCCACGGAAAGACTTGAAGATGTAATGACAGATCCCGAGGATTATTTCATTTTACCACCGAGAATAGACGATAGATTGGCCGAGGGCGGCGATTTATGGGAGATTGTAGAATAATAAATACTTATTTAGATAGGTATTTATGTGGCTTTATAATAGTTCTCCCCTTGAGGAAATTCCAGAAACTGCGTATGGTTATGTATATTTGATTACAAATACTGTTACTGGACGTAAGTATATAGGTAAGAAACTATTTTGGTTTCGTAAGACCAAAGTACTCAAGGGTAAAAAGAAACGCATCAAGGTTGAGTCAGATTGGCGAGATTACTGGTCCTCATCCGACGAAGTTAAAAAAGATGTTGATGCATTAGGTACCGATAAATTTATACGAGAAATATTACATATCTGTCCAAATAAAGGATCTTGTAATTATCTTGAGGCAAGAGAACAAATGGATCGCAGAGTATTAGAAACTGAAGATTATTATAATGGACAAATACAATGCAGGGTCCACAGGACACATATAAAGATAGGAAAATAACATGCTAATTCTTACAGGCGGCGCAATATTATCAGGGGGAGCTATTTTTACACCTGACCCTCCTCCACCTGTACTAGGTTCAGTAGAATATTTACTTGTTGCAGGCGGCGGTGGTGGCGGAGCTGGTTCGGGAGGTGTTGGAGTAGGTGGCGGTGGTGGTGCTGGCGGATATAGAACTGCTACAGGTTTATCTGTTACTCTTGGTACTCTATATACTGTTACAGTCGGTGGTGCTGGAGGTGGTTCTCCCTCAAGTGGGCAATACGGAACA